TTTAACAACGTTTCCATCTTCGTTTTGCTCCTTGTTTTTTAGCAGGTTAGAGATTTCCTGTAAAATATAATGATACGTTCGTATCTGACCTATCATATATTGATATTTTTCAAAATTGTCAACACCTGCAATCATGCCATTAACAACGTCATCACGTCGCAGTTCGACTAACTTCTTTAGTTTAAATAATAATTGGACTCCGTCCATAATTCTTTCTTAAATTTATGCTCTTCCACCTTTCATGAAAGCTCTGCCTAATCCATGAGTAGCTGCTCCTCCGCCCGCTAACCCTTTATCTTTTTCTTTAATAGTAATCCATTTGGATTCTTTGTCCTTTTTCTTTTTGGTAATATATTTCTTCTTTTTTGTAATCCATTCTTTTTTTTCTTCTTTGTCTTTTTTAGTAATATATTTAGATTCTTCAGACATTATACTCTTCCACCCTTCATGAAAGCTCTTCCCATTCCTCTTTGAGCTATGCCACCACCTTTAGCAGTTCTTACAGGGACTCCACCACTAGGATAACCAAATTTGTTGTTTCCTAAGACAGGTGAATAGCCACCTACGTGACTCATACTACCACCATCGGCAGCTTTTTTTCTATTCATTGCTCTAAATGTTTTAGCGAGATTATATCTTTTAGAACCTTTGGGACAGGTTGGACCACCAAACTTCTTGCCTGTGCAAGGTTTGTCTTTACGCATGTTCTTAGTTGCTTTTTGTATCCACTTATCGTCTTTTGCCATTATTTTTTCCCTCCGTTTCTAAATATCTGTGTACCCTTTATACCAAATACGCTGGCAACTACAAGTATCCATAAATTTGTAAACCATTTTGGCAGATTTGAAAAGTACTCAAAAAAGACATCTATCTTCTCCATAGCCGCCGGATCCTCTGTCCAGACCGACCAGGCGAGCACAATTATCGGGAGCGTTAATATCGCAAGAACGATTTCGTCCTTGTAATCGTTTTGCCGAGCTTCTAAAAGTTTGCCCTGGTAAGATTCCTCACCGGAGGCCATCCTCTGTGCATGCATAAGCTGTGCATCAGACATAGCCATCTTAGTCTTCTGACGGTTGGAATAAATTTTACTTCCAGCTTGTAATGCAATTTTTGCTAAGCCGAACCAAGCCATATTAGAACCAAGTTGCTTTAACGGGCTTCTTGTCTGCTCTTAGAGCTCTGGTACCTTTAACAGTTACCGTTGTTGATTCTTGTGTGTTGGGAGTTTCAATAGTTTCAGCATCGCCGTAACCATCTTTATTTTTACCGACAATACCAGTAACTTTGGGTTCTTTTACAAAACCAGATCCTTTTTGCCAATCTTTAGACATTACAGTGCTACTCCTTTGCCTTTTTTCGCAACGCCACCACCTCTGTATCCTTTGTTAAGTTCAGATACAACTCTTCGCTTTTCAGCTCTACGGTTTTTGTTAGATTTTTCAGCATCGATTCTACCCACTTCTTCTAAAAGATTTTCTCTTCCAGTGTTATAGCCTTTGGCAGCTTTAATACGACCACCTTTTTTATAACCTTTGTTAGAATTAGGATACGTTGCTGCTCTACCTGTTCCTCTAAGTTCTGATCCTGGCATTATTTATCCATCGTTCCGACAGCTGAATAAGCTCTTTTACCTGCAGCTTTTTCAGCGCCTTTAGATTCATCTCTTCGAGCTTTAAAGCTTTGAGTCTTTGTAGACTCTGCGCCACGTCTTGCACCTAAAGATTCATCTAGTCTGTCATCGTAACCTTGTTTTTTGCTTCCCTTTGAATAAGGGAAACGTACATTATAAGGTCTTGTTCCGAAATCATTTCTCATAATTTGTACTCCTATACGTTTTTTAACCTAAATAAATTAGAAAGTCCACCCGTATTATAGCCGGGAATTCTTCCTCCCCTTGCAGCCATATAAGGGGCCATCATCTGTTTCCAATAAGCCATTTGTTTAGCTCTTAATTTTTGTTGTTCTAATTGAGCCAAATACGCAGCCCATTCCATCTCTTGATATTTCTTTAATTGAACCTGTTCAGCATTAGCATCATTAACGGTTTCAATATCTTCTATTTTAATACTGGTTGTAGCTCCATCTCTATCATCTGTAGGCGGAGTTCTAACCTTCATTTGAGCTTCTAAAGCAATTCTTTCAGGATGTCCTTTAGGAAGAGATGCCATTAATTTTTGATCGGAAGATGTTAACTTATTTTTAATATTACTGAGGTTAAATTCTTTATTCGCTATTTCAAATTTTCCTGTGTCCAAAGCTGTTTTGACTTGTTTAGCTTTATTATAATAACCATAATACTTAGCAGCTTTAGCTGCCCCTGGACCCAACACTCCCATGGTTGCTAAAGTTATTAATCCTCCTATAATCTTTGAACCAGTGCTAGGCTTAGTCCACTTCTGTGCTTTTTCCCATTTCTCTGTTTTTTCTGATTGATCTCGAACCATCTGTCTTAATTCATTTTTACGATTTATTTCATCTGTTTTCTTCTGCTCTTCTATTACTTCAATCGTATCATCATGAATATTAATCGGACCATCCCGATCATCTTTAGATGTAGGTGTAGTTTTTGGTTCCCCATAATATCCAGAACCTACATCAAATCTTGAATGTCCGTGATCAGAACCCTGATTGCCACCAGTATTTTGATTACCAGTATTTCCACTGCCAGTGCTAGCTTCACTACCGCTAGTACTGCTTTCTTTACCTCCGTGTTGTGCTGATTGTCCTTGTGGTGGGTACGCTGGTATTCCTTCAGGTGTCATAACTTTTCTTCCACCTAAATGTTGTAATGTTTGAGCTTCACCCGGCGTAATGTAAGATAGTTGATGAGATTGCCCATCAATAATTTTTCCTTCATTTTTTAATTTAAAAAGATTTGAGATTCCACCGGTTGCATATTCTTTCTCCCATCGCTTGGCAATTTCTGGATGGTTCGCATGTAAGTATTTTCTTTGTTTTTCAGATTGAAAAGGCATTAGCTTCTCGGTCCTTTCAGCGTCTTAACGTCCTTTCGTTTCATAACATCAGAACGCATTTTCGCACGATTGGACATCGCTTGTTTTTCTAAGGAAGTGTCCGCTCTTAAATGAGCGAGCTCTTCATTTTGTTCCATCTTCTCTTCTTGAATCCCTTGATTCATCATCGCCTTCATACGATCGAGTGCAATTCTGTTTTCATCTTCTTGCATTTTTCTTTGATTGTCTTGCGCCTTCAGATCGAGTTCTCTCGCTCGTAGTTTAGCAATAGGATCATGATCGAATTGAGAAGTAATTTTCTTTTCTTCAACTAAGAATTCTTCCATCATCTCTGCAATCAATTGAGCTTTACGTGCTTCAATTTGTAACTGCAGATTCTGCGCTTCCGCTTGAATTCTTGGGTCGGGTTGTTGTTGAGGATTCTGAGTCATCATTTGTTGAATCTGTTGAATCTTCTGAATCTTGTCTCTAAATTCCATTTCCACTTGTTCTTGAGCCATCATCGAAATATGTTCAAAGACATTCTTTTCTAAAGCCGCAATCACCATCGGATTGTTTCGTGCCATGTTCGTTGCCATAAAAGCTATGTGCGCAGTAACGTGCGCTCGATGATCCTGTCCACTAAACGCCTGAAAAGGTTTTCCACCAATTGCATCAATATGTTCGATGGCCGGATTCTTTGGAGCCGGAGGCGGTGGAGGGGGTAAAATCTGATCGATGTTCTTAACCCCAATCGCTGTGTACATATCACGATACGCTTCATAAAGATTATGCATCTGTGGATTCGATTGAGCGAGTTGTAATTCTGTTTGTGCTGTTGCTATTCGTTGAGTCTGAGAAAAGATATTAGGATCGGCAACCGGCATAATATCAATCTTGTCATCAAAGTCGGCTTGTTTAATTTCTTTTTGATCTCCAATCACATCGTACGGATAGACCGGGGGTAAGTATGTTGAAAACACATTGGACAATAATGCAAACTCTTGTTTCAAAGCTGCATAAAGTCTTTTGTGAATCGCGCTCATTACTCGTGAGCCTCTTTCTAAAAGAGCCACGGTTGTACCCACCGCCGCTTGTTGATTGCCATCCCCCACTTGCATATCAGCAATCGAAGCAAACCGTTGACCGGCTTGAACCACAATCGTCATCAATTGCAATAAGGTTGCTGACGGTTCTTTATAAGGTAGCGGCATAAACGCATCTTTAATGTTACCGCCGGGAGCGTCGACATCGCGCCACTCCCCAGGCTGTAACGAGACAGCATCGTTTTGTACACGAATGCCTCTCTGTTTAAACCCGGCAGGTAAGTTGGAGAGCGTACCTGCATCAAGTAGTTGACGGAGAGCAGACGTTGCCGTTCTGCTTAATCCGCCGATCATATGAATGAGTCCAAAGCCATAGAATCCAAGACCTGGCAGAAATCGAAAATGCACAAAGTATTGAATTTTGTTTTTCAATGGATCATCGAGTTTAAAATTTCTTCGAATTGCTAAAACTTTTCGCGTAGAATTCTCAATCGTGACAATATAAGGAACTTTAATTCCTGTGGGTTGACCGTCTTGACCTTGATCTTCAAAGCCTTCTAAATCTAAATTGACATGACATTCGATCAGTGTGAAGATCTTTTCTTGCCACCCTTTACGAACCCCTTCGAGTTCTCGTTCTTTTTTCCTAAGTTCACTCTCTTCGTTATAAGGAACCTGAAGATCGATGTTTTTATAAAATCCTGAAAGCTGTTGTTTTTTTAAATCGTTCTCGGTGGTTTTAATGACATGACAAATGGCTTCCGCATCCTCTAATGAGGTAGCAGAATACGGAACCACTAGGTCATCCGCTTGAACGAACTTTGATACCGCTCGTCCAAGTAAATCGTCATAATATACCTTCTTGAAGGTTGAGCCTGCAAGCGGTAAATAAAATAGCATTTGATCAAACTCGGAGTCGTACTCTTTCATGACGTTACAAATCTGATAGTTCATGAAATCCTTGACCCTGGTCGCTTGATCCTGTTTCTCTCGTGTTATCTTTCCTAAAATCTGTGCGCGTACCGGTCCGCCTGCAGGT